AGAAACAAAGAAAGACATACCCTGAATAGCAGTAGCGGTAGCCGTATTTTGGTTTTGTACCTGCCCGAACATTCCCCTCACATTGCCAGTCAGGTTAGAACTCCCTGTAGGTCTGGCATACATTTTCGCACCCGAAACGTTGGCAGCCGAATCAGATGTCGGACCAAAATAGGCATGAACAGCAAAAGTGTTAATCGCACCGGAAACATCCACCGTATTGGTAAAAGTCTTAGATAGAATCAACCTTCTATAGGCATCTGTAGCAGCACCAATCCCCACGCTGTTATTTATCGTATCTATAGTAAAAACATTATTTTCGTCTTGGTCGTTGACAACAAAGGCGGTGAGGGTGTCGGTGGCGGGTTGGATAGTAAGACCGCCAGTCATGGTATCACCAGTTATATTGACATATCTTGCATCTAAAAATGGAGTAAATTCTAATTCCATTTCTTTCTTATCAATCAACAATACTTCTCCTGTAAGCAAATTACAAATTAACATAGTTATGCCCAATTACTAATTGTGTCAATATAATTATTTATATCACGTGTTATCGTTTTTGTATAGGTAGTTGCACCAATAAGACAAGCTATTGACGTAATATAACCTGAGTCGTTACGGGTTAAAACATAAGAAGCGTTGGATTTTGTTTCATCTGTTGGGATGGTTTCTTTGATTTTAGATACTTGTGAACCATCGATCTGATTAGCAGAGGTAGCCGCTCCTGTCGGCAATGAAAAGCCACCAGCTATTGCCGATGTTATTCCTCCCATAGCACGATAAAACTTCTCTCCATCTGATAATCTAACTGGAATAGCATCTCTTGCCCTTGTCGGAAGCTTAAATACCTGAAACACCAACTTACTCTTAATCTCATCAAGCTTTTTAACAATAGGAGTAAATATCTCATATAACCATAAAGGCTTGTTAATCCTTATGCTGTCTGGGTACTTAATTTCAGTCTTGGGAACTGATATATAGGGTACTTTAACATTGATGGGAGGCAGTTTTATCTCAGGAACAATTACCTTAACTTGTGGTGTTGGTACATTGACAATGGGAGTCTCTATTTTAAGTTCCTTTAATGCCGAGATTATGCTTGTAGCCGACTGAATAGAGACTATTTTGTTTTCAAGCGAAGACTTTACCAATAACTTGATTTTTGAGATTAGTTCATCATTAAAGTTCTCCTTCTTGTTCTTTTCCTGACTTGACAATTCATCTTGTATCTCATCAATCAATTCCATTAACTCATCGGAAGGAACTTCATCTGAGTCCTTCAATACATTGATTATCTGGTTTATCTCTTTACGAATTGACTTATCTACCATAGGGTTATTTCAACTTGCTACGGATAATCTTAAGCTTGTCGACTGTCTCTTTATTGGCACTGGGCTTTTTAGAGGCAACTTTTGGAGTCGGTGCGGCTAGTCGTGATGGAATATTAATTGGTGCTTGTAGCGGTACTGTTCCCATCTGAGTCATTAACTCCTGTTTCTGTTTCTCAACTTCCATTATAGTATTGATTTCCTCAGGTGTCAATCCGGCAAATTCAAGAAGTTTCCGTTGATAAACCTCAATCAGCTTAGGATTACCGGGAATATTGATGACAGCCGCATTTAACTTTTCAAGTGCCTGAGAGTCATTTGTCGCTTTCTCGTCCTGCGACCATACCTTAGTCGTATAACCTAACTCAGTCATCCAATCTTTAGGTGCTATCTCTCTTGTGAATATGTTGTCTGTGTTTCTGCCTTTTTTATGTATTTTGACTGCGTCCAATTTATCAGAGGCCGCCTCAATTAGTTTAAGAAATTTAGTCCCTCTTTCCTTCCACGCCGGAGTATAGAACTTGCTCATTCCCTTAATTCGCTCCTTTGCTTCACCAAGTGCTAACTCTACCTCGCCTAATGTAATTTGTTTTTCCTGTACCGAACCCTGTTGAGTAGTTGTTGCTCCTGTCGCCTTCTCAATCATACCCGTTACATAGGTCATCTCGTCCAGACTCTCGGATAAATCGGCTACAGGAAGTTGTTTGAATACATCATCAATCCTGCCACCTGGCGGGACTGGTACTCCATACATTCCCCAAGCCTTAGCGTCCCAAGTCTGCGGGACAAAACCTTCAATGCTGGAGTCATATAAATTCATGTTAAAGTTTCGGAGTGTTCTATTTTCTATAAGTTGCGAGAACCAAGCGTTAAGAACCTTATTTGGAGTTCTCACAATATCAGCTATCCCATCTGACCAGAAGTCTTGCTTGTCTATGTCATCAGCCCAAGTATTATATGGAAAGTGGTTCTGCCAATAATCGTCTTTCGTCTTGCCTATCACCTCATCAAGCGGTTTATTCATTAAAATATTGTAGTCATCCGCTTCAACAACAAGATGTAATACTTCTTTTTGATAGATAAAGTGCATGGAAAGTTCAATATATGTTTCGCCTAACACTGGACTATCAACATCAGAAAGTCCCAGATCAGCCATCTTTTCGTTCTTTTTATTTAACATTTCTTCATTACTTTTAGATTTCAGAAGTCCTTGATCTGAAGCATGCCATAATTTAAGGTCGGCAACTTTACTTTGATCATAATCTTTGTTTAGCTCAAGACTTGATAATGGAACGAAGATATGGGTATGAATTAAAAAACGTGAGCTATCAATGTCCGACGGATCCATATATCTATCAACTAAAATATCTTCCGGATCAATAATAGTCCATCTGATCATCCCATCAACTATCTGCCACTGATCGAATGACCGGCCATATAAAAATACCTGACGTTTATCCATTATGTCTTTAAGTTCTGCTTTGTTTAATTCAAGCACTTTCTTCCAGTATTCATTTTGAAACACCTCAGCTTGTTTGTCGTTATCTAGGTTTTCAAAATAAAGCACCGGCATATCATCTACGTCTTTAAGCAGTGTTCTTATTGTCTGTTTCATTAAAGGAAGATTGACCGAATGTCGTTGAGTAAGTCTATTGATAGTTACTTTATCACGATAAAGAGTGTAATTCTCAGTCCAGTCGTCTTGTCTACGTTTACGATAATTAAAGCCTGACTCTTTGTTTAGTCTTAATAGATCCAATAATGGATCAGTAGGTGTTAAATCTAACATAAATAAAGTTTAAATAAAATTAGTATTTTAATACAAGTGATTATAAAATCCCCTCCATATACGTTTTTATCCCTCCAAAATCAGTTTGAGGTCTACTGTAAATCTTTCTATTAAAACTATCCAACCCATAACGTATGGCATCCATAGAATTTGACCATTCATGGATTGTGTCATCGGGATCGTTAATTATTTTGCCGTCCTTATCGGTGATAAATATATAATTTCTGTAAGCCTTGATAGTCTTGATGCTTCGTTCAGTAATACTTATCTTTTGATTTTGAACATATTGAATACCTTGATAAACACTTCCCGATCCCTTTGTTGCCCCTATTATATTAACTCCATATCCTTTTATCTCATCAATCGACTTTGGTTCAGCACTATCACCTATCGCCAATGCTCTCGGTTGGTTAAGAAGTATGTCGGCAATCGTTTTATTAGATAGTCCTTTTTGATATGTAACTTCGTCCAAAATAAACCCATCGTTATAACGGTAAATAGCAACAATAACTGTGGGATCATTGGTATATCCAAAGTCTATCCCAAACCTCTCTAATCGGGCTTCGTGAGGAATATCTTTAACTATCTGCCAATTAGTGTATATCCTTCCTTCCAATACTCCAAGTTGTCCAAGCCCATATACTTGCCACCAGGCTTTGTTATTCCGATGGCTCTCAATCTCATCAACCGTTATCTTATCTAGTGCTTCATTATCAAGATATGTTAGGGTGATAAAGTCTAAGTCTTTTTGTCGAGTTAACATCATATCCTCGTAAAACCAAAATGAATTTGTTGGATTCCAGTCCAACCAAATAACCTCTTTAGTTCTGGTTATCAGCTGATCAACTATGTTATAGGCAAGAGCATTACATTCATTAACAAATAAAACATTCCGTCTCGGGCCGTGAGCTTTTGAGTAAGTATCAACTGACATAAACTGCAAGATATTACCAGTTTCAAATGTATATATTCCCGTTTTGTTCCATAAAGCATCATTCCAGTACTCCCTGTCTTTCATAATCACCTCAAAATCCCTCATCGTCCCATTTCTCAAATGAGGATAACTTTCGGAAACTACCGTTGCCAACTTATTTCTATTCTTTGGAGATTGACAGTAATCAATAAGCCAGATAATAATTGAGACAGTTTTAGATGCAGCAGTTCCACCGGCTACTGCCCTTATTCTTTTGGTAAGAGAGAATATCCTTTTAGTGGCTTGGGTATCTTTTATGTGAAATTCATGTTGTTGATTTTCCATTATATATCGGACTTGGTAAAGGTTTGTCTCCAGATGTTTGATCAGTTCTTTCTTTCATTCCATGATTATTTTGGAGAAGTAATTTAACAATCGTTGCATTAACTTCTTTACCACCATATATGCCATCATTAATAAGTTGAACCGCTTGTGTTTGCATTAGCTTTTTCAAAGCACCGAAAAACTCTGGCCGAATTAAATTACCTTTTTCATCTTTCTTATTGGCCCAATTGTCTAAAGTATCATCGTCAACTTCAATAAATAATGCAAATCCTTGTTTTGTTGGTAAACTTGTTTGTTCTTTTCCTGTAGTTTCCAAATATTCTCTAACTTTATCTACAAAAATTGGATCATATTTTGTAGGTCTACCTCCAGCATGTTTAGTTTGTTCCATATATTTTTACCGTCTTTAATTTATAAAGGTTTGGTTTATATATTACGAAAATTAAATGCTCTTTCTACTTTCCAACCATATGTAATTATTCTTGATTGTAAAGTAGTATATTTTATCCCTAATTCTTCACTCCATTGTTTTAAATTTTTAGTTTTATTTTTATATTTAATTAAATGATTAGTTCTTTTATTATTTAAATTTTCTTTTTTTGTAATCCATCTACAATTATTTGGTTCATAATTCCCATTATTATTAATTCTATCTATCTCAAGATTTTCCTTATATCCCTCCCCCATATCTTTAAAGAAAAATTTAAAATTAGTCCATTTTTCATAAATCTTAATTCCACGACCTCCATAATTTTTATATCCCGTACCTTTTAAATTATTACATCTTTGAATCATTGACGCCCAAACTCTATATATTTTTGTTCTCCTAAGTCCATGTTTATAAATTAATTTATGAAATTTCTCTTTTCTTAAACAGCCACAACTTTTTGTATGACCTTTCTTTAATAATGTTATCGGTCTTTCAACAAAATTTCCGCAATCACATTTACATTTCCAAATTATATTCTTCCATTTGTCTCTGCCTACTATAGAAATTGGTATTAACCTACCAAATCGTATATTTTTTGCTATTAAAGTCATACCTCCTATTATACATTAAATATTTCGGATTAAAACATAAAACGTCCGGTTCTTTATCTCATTATACGCCTTCCTTATGTATTCTTTCTTCAATAAATAACTTAAAGCGTTAAGCGTGTTATAACTTTGCTCCCCGCACCCTTCCAAAAAATAGATAATTGCTTTTTGTGGTATAGTTGTTTTTTTGTTATCAGCCCACCTCTTCATAAATAGAAAAACAAAATGCTGGAGAGGGCTTAAATCATCCATTGAGTAAAAATATACACCTAAAATTTAAAAAAATCAATTGCTCTTGACAAATAAAAAAATAGTGCTAATAATTATAATAGCTCTTAATAACTCTTGGTTACTAACTATCATTAAGGTTGATAATCAAGCCGTTGTGTAATTCTGCGGAGGAGTCAAAGAAAGCCTTTGTGGTAGGAAAAAATTTACGACATAAGAGGAACTGGAAGTTTTGAAACCATGGAGGCTTTTTAGAAAATAAACTTTACATTTGACATTATGGAAAAATAGGTTTAGAATAAATCATCGGCACTTAAATCTGGAGTTCAGTTTTGTCCTTATTACAGATGCTTAACTCCATGTTTAAGTAACGAAGGAACGACGGATAGAAATTTAA